GGCTGGGTGTGGCAAAAGGCCCCTCAGTTCACAGGCCGCAAGGCGCGTTGCCGTGATCTGACGGGCACCGTGATAGCCAAGCAGGCAGGTCATTATGTGGCAGTGATTGACGGCGTGCCCCAAGACATATTCAATTGCACCGAGCGCATGGTGTACGGCTACTGGGTCAAGCAATAAACCATCGGGGGCTTCGGCCCCCCATCAACAGCGAAAAGGAAAAAGCGAAATGAAAAACACAGCATGGAAAAAAGACTACTTGGTTGTCATTCACAGCGACTATGACAACACATGGCGCGACATGACAAACCCCTGCACCTTTAAGCAGGCAGTTCACTTTGTGTGCCACAAGCGGTTTGTTGCCGCAATGGATCGCGGTGCCATACGCATCGTGACCTTGGCAGAGTTTGCAACCCTCCCACAAAGCGAGGTGACAGCATGAGTTACATCGCCGAAATTGAATCCCGTGTTGCAGGCATACCCTGCTTGATCGGCGTCACCCACTTCGAGAGCGTGCGCGGCTCGTACAACTACCACGCCGCCAGCGACTGGGATTACCACGGCTACACCGAGTGCGAGTTCGAGGTGCTCGACCGCCGTGGCCGCAAGGCCCCTTGGCTGGAGCGCAAACTCACCGACAAGATTATTCAAGAGATTGAGCAAGACATTGCAGACCAACTTAACTAAGGAAAAAACCATGAGCCACTTCGACACAATGAATACCATCGTCAACCAGTTCTTTGACAACCTGCCCAAATCCTACTTGGTCTATTGTGACTACATCGCGCATACCATTGTGGGCAATTTGAAGTCCAACGATACCGAGCGCCTGCTTGCGAGTGTCAGCCGCCCGCAGTACGATCTGACCGAGTCGGGCGCGTTTGCCAGCACTAAGAAAACCATAATGGTTTCCGACCGCAATGGCCGTAACTACAAGATCACTGTGGAGGAAACCAAGTGAACGCCACCGAAACGATTTACAAAATCGTTGACGACATTCCCCTGTCAGACTTTGATGGGGTGAATGATCCAGTCGACCCAGAGATGATCTGTGCCCACACATTGGCCGAGGCGCTGGAAGAGCGCATTCGGTTCTACATGGAGAACGATCCTGAGATGATGAAAGAGTTTGCCAATGCATTTCTCGAATCCGTTAAGTGGGTAGACATCGCAGACAGAAAAATTGAGGAGTGGACAGATGAACAAGCATGAAATTGACGAGATGATGAAAGACCTTCCAAGTCAAAAATTACCTGAAGAAACGCTGACACAAAAGATCGTAATTGGTATAATCTTTTTACTGTTTTTTACGCTGATGGCGTGGGTGCCGGACTTCATATTGACAGAAGAAGAGTGTGCACAGCAAGAGTCAAGCGCTTATGTCCAAAACATATGCAGAGAGGCCAAGAAACCTTAATGGTTTTACAATGGTTCCCACGCGAGTGGGGCCAACGCGCATGGGGATTCGGGCATTCACTTGCCCATCGGAAGATAGAAACCGAGGGGAGTCTCCAGTCGTGTTGGATGTCAAGCCAGCAATCGAGGATGTCGACGCGCAGATTTTTCTGGCTTTCCACTGCGCCTGAGCCGAAGACCGAATCGAGTCCAACAACCTACTGGCGAAAACCCTTGAGGTTTGCTACACTGGCGACAATCAACCGAACCGAAGGGAATACGGGTCATGCCAGAAACCGCCAAGAAGGGGCCTACAAAGCCCGCCAAGCCATCAAAGCCTAAGACAGAGGCCAAGGGTGCCATGACGCCCGCAAAGACGCCTACAGCCCCGAAAAAGATCGGAGCACCTACAACCTTCAACCAACGCACTGCTGACCTCATCTGTATCCTACTAGCAGAGGGAATGAGCCTGCGTCAGATACTGAGGGAAGACAAGACAGGAGTCATGCCTGCGCAGAGTACGGTATATGAGTGGTTGTTGCGCCACCCCTCGTTCGCGGAGCAATACGCGCGCGCTCGTGAGGAGCAGGCCGACACCAACGCCGACGAGATCATCGCCATCGCTGACGAGCACCCGCCGGAGTACACTGACAAGGATGGCCGCACCAGTCTGGATGTGACCTACATACAGTGGCAGAAGAACCGCATCGAGGCCCGCAAGTGGACGGCGGCCAAACTCAAGCCTAAGAAGTACGGCGACCGTATGGCCGTCGAGGGTGTCGAAGGTGGGGCCGCCATCAAGACAGAGGACTCCAACGCCAGCAAGTTCCTCGAGATCATCCGCAACATGGAGATGACCAAGCGTGCTGGCTGAGTTGCTTGAAGACCCAACAGTGCAGGCGGAGTTCAACGCCGAGCCTGAGCATGACCGACTCGCATACATAGCACACGCCGAATGGATAATACGGGCGCACCCTTACCAGATACCGCCAGACCTTGAAATCGATTACACGGTTTTCTTGATGCTGGCCGGGCGCGGGGCCGGGAAGACTCGTAGTGCCGCTGAGGCTTTATGGTGGTGGGCATGGACTCACCCCGGCACGATGAGCGTGGTGCTGGCCCCTACATCGGGTGACCTGAAATTCACCTGCTTTGAAGGGCCGAGCGGACTGCTCGCCTGCATTCCTGAGCCGCTAATAATCGACTACAACAAGCAAGACCACCTGATCAAACTGTCCAACGGTTCCAAGATCAGGGGTGTGTCGGCTGACTCATACGACCGCCTGCGCGGTATCAACTCCTCGTTCTGCTGGTGTGACGAGTTGGCCGCCTTCAGTTACCTTGGCCCCAATGAGGCGTGGGACAACATGATGCTGGGCCTGCGTATCAAGCCCGACGACAAACCGTACAGCCATCCCCGTGTGATCGTGACCACGACGCCGCGCCCCAAGGACTTGATCCTCGACCTAGTAGGGCGTGAGGGTGACGATGTGGTGGTGTCCCGCGCCAGCACCTATGACAACGCCGCCAACCTCGACAAGGCGTTCCAGCGCCAACTCGAGCAGTACAAGGGCACCAAACTGTACGAGCAGGAGGTGATGGGGGCTATCGTCGACCTCGAGGACGGAAAGGTGGTCTCCCGCGATATGTTCAAGATGTGGCCTGCCGGGAAACCGTTCCCTAAGTTCGAGTACATCATTCAGAGTTACGACTGCGCCTACACCGACAAGGACTACAACGACCCAACGGCCATGACCACATGGGGCGTGTTCAAGCCGCAGGATGGCCCGATGTCTGTCCTGCTGATCGACTGCTGGGCCGAGCACCTCACCTTCCCTAAGTTGAAGGAGCGCGTGCAGGATGAGTGGCGCGTGTCCTATGGCGAAGGCAAGGAGGCCAAGCGCCCCGACCTGATACTGGTGGAAGAGAAGGCGGCGGGTCTCTCTCTGATCCAAGAGTTGCAAAAGGCCCACTTGATGGTTCGAGGCTACAACCCCGGACGGGCCGACAAGATGCAACGCCTACAGATCACGGCGGCCATCTTCGTCGCCAAGCGTGTCTGGCTACCTGAGTCTGAGGTGCACAAGGGCTATGTCAAGGACTGGTGCGAGGGCTTCCTGTCCCAGATATGCGCCTTCCCTGACTCAACGCATGATGACTATGTCGACTCGGCCACGCAGGCCATGAGGTGGCTCAAAGACATGGGATGGCTCGACATTGACCCCGAGCCAAGGTATGATGATGACGAAGATTATTACGATACCCAGCCTGCGCGGGTCAACCCATATGCGGTGTAACTATGCCTAACTATTCCAAACTTGCTAAAGGATTGACCAGTTTTGTTAAGGGTGCACAAGAGGTATTGCCTGCGGCGGAGCGTGAAGCCAATCTTTCTAAGTTCTTGGAGCCGTCAGTTGAAAAAGGTCGTTTGTATCACGGTACGGGGCAGGGCGACATAAGTGCGTTTAAATCACCGCCCCGCAAAAAGGTTCCATCAGGTTATATGTGGGGGCAAAAAGGTGATGAAACCTATAGCCGGGCTACATTCTTATCTCCAGAACCCGAAATGGCAAACCACTTTGCCAAGCGCGGAACTAAATTGGCTGAAGATGATGCGGGCCAATATGCCGTATATCCAGTTCGCGCTCAAATCGAGCGACCCTTTGATTATCAAAACCCCGAGCACCGCAAAATGCTTGAACGGTTTTTTCAGAAACAATATGATGATTGGCACAAGGCTAACCCAGAAGCCAAGCGTATGCCTGATGTCAGCATGGAACATTTGTTGGACAATCCAGACATGAACTTTCAGGCTATTGAGTCGCCTGAAATGCTTCACGCAATTGAAAAACTTGGGTTTGATTCTTTTTATACATCTGAAGGCAGAGCAAAGAATATCGGTGTATTTGATCCATCGCGCATAAAATCTGATATTGGAAACAGGGGTACATACGACATGAGTAAACCTGAAATAAATGAAGCCAAGGGCGGCGCAATCCGTATGCAAGTTGGTGGCTTGAGTGCCTTAGCCAAACTAGGCAAGGCCGGAACCAGATTGAGCAAGGTCGAAGAGGCCGCACTTCGCGCCCGAGGCATGGGCGTGCCCGGCGTTGACTTTGCTGACCCGCTTCTACCTCCCGGCATGAGGATGTCCGAGGCACTGGGCGCGGCTGGCGCTGAAGGCAAGTACCTGAACTTCACCGAGGCTGACCGCTCCCGAGTCTTTGGCAACAATATGGGGGGCACTGGCTTCTCCGCCCTCCAGCATTACTCCGAGCCGCACAAGCAGGCTGGCACTGTCTGGGGCTTTGGCAACAAGTCAACCGCCGAGAAGAAGATTAGGCAGAACGACCCCGACAACACAATCTGGACGACCTACGCTGGATCGCCAGAGCAACACAAGTCCAACACCGTCGTGGTTAAGGACGCTGTCAAGAACTTGCAGGACGCCAACGCCAAGGGTACTGTGCATCCCGAGCAGGTCAAACTCATCAATGACCGCATCCGCCAAGCGACCAACGACAAAGGCGCTCCACTGTTTCCGTCTGACTTCGACATCACCGATCCGCAGGCGTTGAGCCTTGCCACAACCTTTGACCGACGCACGGCCATTAGTGATGCCTTAATGGGCACGGGCGTTAAGAAGCCAATGATTAGCCGAGAGTTCAAGGAAGCAAACCCCGGCGTCAAGTGGAGCGACGCATCAGACATTGGCCGCATCCTGACCCGCGAGACTGACCCAGTGTTGGCGAACGCGAACACCTTCGATGTCGGCCCTCACTTCTTTACGATGGACAACAAGATCATCCATCGGCCAGACCTCAATGAGGCATTTCCTGTGCAGGTGACTGGCACTGACTTGGGCCTGCGCTACCAGCCTGCCCCGTTTCGCAATGCCGCGCCCGACTTCATCAAAGAGAAGGGCTATGGCCCTAACGACCCAATCAATGCGTGGGCTATGTCGCGTGGCAACCCTCGACAATTTGTAGACGAAAAATACTTAACAGGACTTCAAAAAGAAGGCCACAAAGACGGAGGCACTGTGACCCCATCATTTACCCAACGACTCAACTCGGCCATCGAGCGCCACATGGACGAAACCATTGAGAAGGCCAAAGGTGGCCAAGTGCATATGCCTATTCGCAGTCTGCGCCAGATTGGTGCCCAGCGTATGGCTGGTGGCGGCGTTCCCGGATTGATCAAGACCGTGGTTGAAGGCGCAAGCAAAACCGTTCCAAAAGTAGATCGCTTGAGCATGAGTTACAAAGATGTAACCAAGCGCGTACCAGAAGTGGCTGAGGCCATCGAGAAGTTAAGCCGTGGAGAGATTACCAAGGCGCAGTACAACGACATCGTCAATATGTACAAACCCGTGACGCCTTACAACTTCGTGCCAAAGCCAGCCACCAAAGAGGAAGCGATTGACGCCTTGCGTGGTGATGCGGCCAAGTCCCGCTATGGTGCGCAGGCAGAGTACGAGCCGGGAGCCAAAATTGGTCTACGCCTTGACATCCCAGCCTATACAAACAAAGGTGTATGGGTCAACTCAATCCATGACGAGAAGGCTAAGAAGGTCGCGTATGGCCCAGTGGCCAGTGTTAAGAATGCCGACCTCGGTATCAGTCAGAATGAGTCAAAGCGTATTGCACTCGGCGGGGCTAAGGCGCCCTACGCAAAAATCAAAGGCGAGTGGAATCCAATGACTGAAGAAGAGGCGGTAGCCAAGGCTCAAGAATATTTGGATCATCCAGAGTGGCGTCAGATAGGAATGGATCCCGAGCGTCATTCCTACTTCTATGACCGCGCCACAATGCAACCAATCACAAATGCCGATGAGGTAATTCAAATTGGCCCGCTCGTATTGGGCAAGAATCCGAAGTACGGCAAGATGGAAGACTTTGAGTACGACGAGGGCGGCTATGTTGATCCCTTCGGTGCTCCTGACGCGCCATCGACCAACAACCAGAATATGGTGGAGTTGGCTGGCCGCATGATCAAGAACCAAGCCCAGAAGGAAGGCGCGGTTTTAAGTACACCACAAGGCCGCCGCGACATTGCCCTGAAAGTTGCGTCCCATCTTCCCGGCTTAGGCATGGGCGGCGACTTAGTGGCTTTGGCCGATTGGGTGCAAACATTGATCCCCGGCCTGTACGAAGAGAAGCCCACCTCAGTAATGGAGTCAAACAAGAAGCCCGGTGCTCCTTACCGCGACACCAGAGAGTTGCAAAGGGTTCCCAAGTTTGCTTTGCGCAACATCATTCCGTCGCCTACTGGCGAGGAATTCCAAGAGAAGTTCAAAGAGGCTGGCTGGCAAGGCGAAAACGAAGCGCCAATGACTGAGTTGGCCGCATCTTTGTTTGCGCCCGGAGCAATGGCTAAAGTACCAAAAATTGCGGGCGGAATTAAAGGCGGCTTGACCGCTGTGGCTCCTCGCTCATTACCTAAACGATTGAATCCTGCGGGACAATAACCAAGGAATTACTATGGCGACACAGATGCCCCAAGACCCAGAATTCAACCGTTTCATTGACGGCCTCAAGAGTAATGCAGACGGCAGTGCTGATGTCGAACTAGACGAAGATGTCAGCGATGTCGAAGAGTTGGAAGACGGCTCGGCCATTGTTCGCTTAGGTGAAGACAAGGGGCCAGAAGAGGACGCAGATTTTTACGAGAACCTTGCAGAGAATGCGGTCAACCTTTACGACCTTGACAAGATTGGTATGCGTTACCTTGATTTGGTTGAGAAAGACCAAGAGGCACGCAAGAACCGCGACAAGCAATACGAAGAGGGCTTGAAGCGTACAGGCTTAGGCAACGACGCGCCCGGCGGTGCTCAGTTCCAAGGCGCATCCAAGGTGGTGCATCCCGTGATGGCCGAGGCGTGTGTGGACTTTGCCTCCCGCGCCATCAAGGAGTTGTTTCCGCCAGACGGCCCCGTGCGTACCAAGATTTTGGGCGAGGTCACTGAAGAGAAGACCGACCGCGCCGAGCGTAAGCG